TACTATTACTTATCGGGCGTTATAGGTGCAAGACTGTTTAGTGACTACCTTTGTCGCCGTTAAAAGCAGCACTTGATTTACTTGTTCCGGCATATAAGCCAAACCAAGCAGCACCAGCACCAACAATAACAGAAATCAAACCTGACTGTTCCATACTAGGATCTGGTAAATCCATATACCATAACACTGTTTTGTATAGTAAAAATATGTAAACACTTAAAAATAAACGTGGAAAAATTCTCCAGGCATCTACAGCTCTAGCCATCCATATCCATCTTTGATATGGATTCGTGCCACTGTTAACTGTGTTAGTATCTACTTCTAAATCAATTTGTATTGACTTTTTAATTGGTTCGTCGCTCATTTCTTTTTACCCTCTAATTTTTTAATTTTTTCTTCTAATTTAGCAATCTCATCTTTTAATTCTGTTGCGCCACCTGGTGCAACAGGAGGATGGGAGTCCTTTTCTAGTTCGGTAAGACGAGCTTCAATCTCGTCAATCTTTGCGGTTATTTTAGGATACTTAACACGCCAAGCATTAGTATCGTTTTGAAACCAAGTCCAGCCCCAGCGAATTGCTAGGTATTCTAAAAACGCATCAAATTTTTGTACGCCCCAAGTTGCTATTCTTGTGTCTTTGAACCAAAACAAAAATGCTGCACCAAATGCACTACCTGCTAATGCAGTGTAAATCCATAGACGATCCGTCGCCATTCTTTCAATTATTTCCCACATAAACTAGCCCTTCTATTGTTTATAACAATATTTAGTCGTTTTTGGGTTTAAAAAGATTGAGTATGCGAGATCCAGTTGAGTCTGGTTGAGGTTGAGGTTGAGGTTGCTGCGGTTGATCATTGTCTGCTGCGGCAGCATCTAGTTGATTTTGCTGTCTTTCTTTATTTTCTTCAAGCCAGCCATCTTTTCCTTTAGGAGCAGTTGCTTCTCTATAGTAATAGATGATTTCTTTTTGTTGTGCTATGTATCGTTTGATTTCTTGTAGGTTTGCTGCCATTGCTTCGTAACCATCTGGTGTAAGTGCCATAACAACAAATCCGCCATCTAGTTCTTTTTCAATTTCAATAATTTTTTCTTCTAAATTACCGCAAACTTCTATAGGATCACCATGCTTGTCTGTAAGTTGCTCTAGTTCTATTCTGTTACCTTCAGCATCTCTAGAAGTTCTTGTAGCAGTCGAACCATCTTCTTTTACATATTCTTCAGTTTGGAATTTTTCTGTAGTGTACCAACCTTGTTTGTGTTTACCTGTAGCAGGTTTACATGGTGTGTTTGTAATAACTTTCCATTCTACATCTGTTAAATTAATAGCGTTTGGCAAAGGTGGTGCGTAAACTTCTACTTCCACAGTTTCTGTAATAACTTTTACAGGCGGTAATTGTGGATATTGTGGCACTGTAGTAGCACAGCCTGTTAGTACAATTACACCTGCTAATGCTGCTATTAATTTATTCTTCATTATCTGCTCTCTGTACGTTTTCTAGATCTGCTACTTCTTTACTTAGTTCCTCTATGCCATCAAACTCTTTCTTAGTGGCAGCATTTGCTCTAGGCTCTATCATACCAGGGCGTGAACGAGCAAGTTTTGTGAAGTTGTGATTTTGGAATATCTCCATTGCTTCTCTAGCACGAGCATCTGCTTCATTGAACTGATTTGTTAGTGTTCTTGTTAACTCCATTTGCTTTTGCATACCTTCTTCTAAACTGCGTATAGTTGCTTCGTTCTGTTGAGCAGCAGTTTGAAGAGCAACATTTTGTGCTTGGTATGCTTCGAGCTGCATAGTTTGTCTTTCAATTTGATCTTCTAATCTATCAACAATCCATACATGAGCAGCATAGCCTGCGCCTGCTAATACAAGAACAATTGGCAATGCTTTTATAATTCCAAACATTATACGTTTTCCATTCTGCTCATTAATCTTTCAGCACGTTTTGTAACTTGACGGTACCACTTTGAATCTCTGCCTTCTACTGCGGCACGTTTCCAATCACATTCTTCTAGTGCTTTGCGGAAATTTTTAAATCCGCCTAAACGTGTACGACCCATGTTGAACATCATGTTTACTAGGATTTCTTGTACTTCTCCTGGCCATTCATTAAACTGATCTCCGTATAGAGCAACACACTCACCAATTGCTGTGTCAAGGTCACGTTCAAAGACTTCTGCCACTCTTTGTTCAGATACGGCAGTCCCAACTGGCTGACCATGTTCTGGATCCCCTTCGATGACCAAATGTCCAACTCCGAATGTTGGCAATCCAAGGTGGTCGAGGTAAACTTCATTTACTACTCCTTCGTCAATCTTCAATTGTTCAAATACTGCTTGTCTGTTCATTGTACTTCCTTTCTTAAAAAAATTAAACATTTTTTCTTTTAACTAATACTGCGGTGTCTTTATTTTCAAACATAAATTTGTCTGCAAATTTTGTTATATTGTAGTCACCTATATATTTGGATAAAAATATTACTTCAGCAAAGTCATTTACATTTATTTTATCATCTAAAGATTCTAAAATTTTATCTTTCTTACCACAATCTAAAATATCAAATTTTAATGGCTCCGACCATTTTTTTGATATTGTTAGTTCGTCTTCTAATACGTTAATGCTATCTAAGTAACTTCTATTAAAGAAGTTTTTGTAATTTTCTAAATGCGACTCTTGTACTTTTATACCATAATTTTCTGGATCAGTTGGTACAAATTCTTGTAATGATTGCTCATCTGCGTTTACAGATCTAAAATTTTTGTAATATCTAAATTTAAGTTCATCTAGTTCTGCAATCTTTTTAACACCATCTAGTATCTCTAGTATTTCTGTACCAACAGTTTTGCTTCTTTGCAGTTCTACAAACACCTTATATGTGCCGTCGCTTTGTTCACCCGAAGTTACATCTGCATCTAAAACAAATTCATAACCTTTTTCTAAAAAATTCATTAAATCTTTTGCAGGTAATTCTTCATTGACACTAAAACTTAATGTGACAATATTTTTATCGTCACCCATTTTGCTTTTGTAAGAATCTATTTCAAAAACTTTATAGACACAGTTTTTTAAATCACCTGCTCGTAGTCCCATTATACTGCTCCTGTTTCAGCTGTAGCCGCTGCTTCTTCGCCCGGCTGCACTTCTGCTTGAGCTGCTTTTACGTCTACTGCTGGCTCTACATTAAAACCTTGTTGTTCGCTGTATCCTTGGAATACATCTGCTATTAGTTTTTTAGGCATTTCTATTTGCACAATCCAGATAGGATGCCTATCTAGTTTACCCTTTTTAGTTCCTGGTCTAAGATCGTCAGGTTTTCTAATCTTTCTTGGTTTAATTATAAAATCTTTTTTGTAGGAAACTTTGCAGTCATAATCGACCAGTCTCTTACCGCCCATTGGGTCAGGCATTTGGTCTCTCGGCCACATGAACGAACAAGTTACCCAGTGTCTGTCTATATTAGGACCTTCGCAAATTTCACCATCTTCCCAATTCTTGTATACATATAGATCAAGCTCGTCGCACACTCGCTCAAAATCTTTTAGCACTGTAAAGGCAGTGTTGCTTTCGTAGATACTTTCTACGTTTTTAACTAGATCATATACGTCATACATAAATTAGACTCCTGGTGTTCATAGTATTTATCTACTCTTGCGCAACCTTTAATAAATTTTTCTGAGGTCGTAGCCGACAGGATTGACTACTTTTATTTCGTGCTTTACCCCTATAAGATCTACAAAAATCATATGAGAGTTAGTTAATTTTACTATTTTTTTAGCACGATATGTTTTAGGTGCGTTGGAATCTATGCGAGTGCCGTCTGGTAGAAACTTAGTTTCTCCTGGAAAGAACACAGTGAGCTCCCATTCTTCTCGGATAAGAGTATGCCACCAATGCTTTATACGTGGCCAAAGCCTAAGTTTAACTACTTTGACTTCTTCTTCTTGATGTATCTGTTTTTCTGTCGGCATACACATATTTATACAAAAATGCTATGTAAATAATTTACAAATAAACAGAGCATTTTTCTAGTGGTTGTATGACGATAAGTATTTTTGTAAGACAATGTTGTTTTACTAGCTCATATATCCACAAGGAGGACTTAATGGGTGCAAAAAGAAAGTCTCGTTCGAGACAAAGCAACTACAGTAATGTAGTTAATTTTACAAACTATCAACAAAACAATACAGTAACAATCCTTCCAAGAAACAGAAATCAAGAAACCTACGTGTTAAAACTGCTCGATCCGAAAAAAGATATAGTCTTTGGCATTGGTCCAGCGGGAACAGGCAAAACTCTATTGGCTGTGCAAGTAGCGATTAAAATGTTTAAAGAGGGATTTGTAGACAAGATAATTGTTACAAGGCCAGCAGTAAGTGTAGATGAAGATTTAGGTTTCCTACCAGGCACACTTGAAGATAAAATGGCACCGTGGACAAGGCCAATATTTGACGTTTTTAAGGAATATTTCTCTGCAAAAGACATACAAGGCATGATTGAAGAAGGCATAATAGAAATTGCTCCATTAGCATATATGCGTGGACGTACTTTTAAAAATGCTTATGTCATTGCTGATGAAATGCAGAACGCAACTCAAAGCCAAATGAAAATGCTACTAACAAGATTAGGTGAAGGCTCTCAAATGGCAGTAACAGGCGATCTAGCTCAAGCAGACAGGCTTAAAGATAACGGTTTAATTGACTTTACTAAACTGTTAAACCAAAAAAATGCTCAATATTTGGACATAGTCCGATTCGAACAAGGAGATATAGAACGACATAAGGCTGTTGCCGAGGTATTAGAAATTTACGGCGACTAACAAAGGGGGAGAAATCCCCCTTTACTATATGTAAGATATTCTGTGTCTAGAAAGATTTTTTAAAACTAATGCTCTTGTAAGCAGGTACTTAGACTTCTCTTCAAAATTCGAACTATGTAAAAAAGAACCACTACACCCATTAGATGTAGAACCAACATCGTAGCAGTGTATATTGTCTTGGGTGCAATCTTTCAATTTAAAATTTAATTTCTGTTCGCTATCCAATTTTTTTAATTGAAGAGAGTACAGCATATCTTCACAACCAAGTAAGTTATTATCGTACTTACAATTTTCTGCTGCCCTTTTACTATGAAGTATTATTCTATGAAAGTTCGCAATGCTTGTTCCTTCGGACCCAAACTGTAAATTAAAATGATTAATAAATTCTAGAAAATGTTTTAAGTTTATGTTAGCCGGAGGGGTAATAAAGTTTTCTTCATAGTAAGAAACATTATAAATTTTTTGCTTTTTTGTAACTACATGAGAGTTAGTTAATCCTAATGCATCTATTTCTGGATTCTCTTTTATAATATTAACAATCTTAGTAACGCCATCTGGAAAAAAGTAATCATCGCCATCGATGGGTATCACGTAATCGTAATTATCTTTAGAACAAAAATATTCTAATAAAGAATTTTTACCTTTTCCTGGATTGCCATTACTTTCTGTAATAATCATTTCTACATTGTGTTTTATACATACTTCATTAGCCTTTGTGTAGTATTGAGGATTTTGAGTATTACATATTACTACTGTGGTAAAGTTCTCAACAGGAATAGACCGTAAACATCTATCTAATTTTTTAGAATTACTAGAAGTAAGTACGGCGATTAGAAAACTCATCTGTGTGTAGAATCTAAAATAATTTTTTGTACAAACACATAATCTTTAGTGTCAATAATATTTTTAATAGTATCTGCAACTGCTGTAGTAGGTATTTTTGGAATAGTCCAATCTTTAACCATATCTGTATCAGTAGGACCTAAAAGTATATTACACACTTTAGGTGAAAAACTAGTTAAATATTCATTCGATATTTTTTCTTGTTCTTGTTTTTCTTTACGGTAAAGACGATGCTCAGGATAATCTGGAGGTGGATAAAATATCCATTTGCTTCCGATATGTATAATAAATTTGTCTGCGGCATCCTTCCATTTTTTACAAAATACTTTTAATAATTCTGTTTGATAACGCATTGCGTAGGCGTTATTAATAAAAACATCACAAGTTTCTACACTAGAAATTAAATTTTGTCTTTGCTCTGCATTAGTGATGTCATAACCGTTGGACCTGCTAAACCCTAAAACTTCGTGTTCTTTTGATAGCAACTCATAAACAGCTTTTCCTATTCCTTGCGTGTGGCCAGTAATTGCTATTTTCATAGTTTTATAACCTCTATATTACTCTTATTTAAAAACTCAATACCTGTCTGTGATCGATACTGATTTTTGTAATACA